GATCTTTTTCGATCATTTGTCCTCCTTGCAAGTACAAACTTGGTTTAAATTTGATAACTTCTCATACAACTCTGTATGTGTAGTATCATCATTCATTAATGATGACATGATTACATTAATCTCTTTTTTTGATAAATCAACTAACATAATCACTCCTCAATATCAAAATGCCATTTGATATGTTTGATATAATCAAACGTACATGACAAATCTGCATCACAACTTATGTCATACTTTCGATCACATAAAAAATTTCTTAATTTTTCGATTGATTCAAAAGTCCCTTGATGTCTTTCATGTTCATCATACAAATGATACTTCATTATTCTGGATCATAGAATGGTGTGTCATCATCTTTCATAATGTCCTCTGATTTCCAAAAATCATCAAATGCAGATTTTGCCTCTTCTGACTCATCATCACTCCAATATGATGAAACAACTTTGATCTCAGAATTTTTTGGCACATCTGCGTTCATAAGTAAAAGCATTTGCTTACACTTATCTATGCACTCTTGATGATAGTTAATCTGTCTCTGTAAAGACTCAACTAATCCCCTATAACTCTCTGAAGCTTTAAATTCAGAGGCCTCAATCATTTGACTCACTAAGTTGTCAAGTTCTTTTAAAACATAGTCCTTGTAATTTGAGTCCATAACAATTATATAGCCACTTTATTCTACACTATACTTTTTCTTCTGTCAAGTTTTCGTTTTCTTTGATTCTTTTCTTTATTATTCTTGCATAAACCACATCTGCTTTTGAATATAGGTCTGGTCTTGTTCTTGCTATCCTAATTATTTTCTTTGCGGCCTTCTTATCATTCATAGGTATTTTTACTTGGTTTAAACAAGTATTTATTAAAAAACCCCCTTTCGGGGGTTTATATTACATTAAAAGTGTTTTACAATAACGTTTACACGTTGCTTGATCGTCATCACACTCAATTAGGCAATCAAAATAATCGTTGACTAAATCCGTTTGTTCGATTGAACTATTTAAGGACTGTTCTCTATTTAACCAACTGGCTAATTGATTGTAGGATATACGATTGTGCATTTTATTCTCCAGAAATTTGAAATAACAAAGAAGTTTTAGATCATCTTGTTTTCCTAATTCTATCACTATTTAGTCAGGAAATGCTCAAAAACAGTATTCTTAGTAACAAAAATTTATGCCTACGCACAATTACTCACCAAGTTTGTGTATTACTGGTTTTTCTTTCACCAACGCATTATATAAGTCAATATTGGTTGCACATGAAACTGGATAGAACTCTGCATCAGGATTAAATCCCTCATATCTTTTAGCCTGATTGATTACGATTGATCCATCTTTACCAGATGTGGATCTATGAAATGTACCACGAGGTATAAACAAAGCACCATTATGAACATTTAAATGCACGATATGATATGGATATTTCCAACTATAATTCACCAACTCAAATATTCTTTCACCTGATACAACACGATTATAATCATCTTGGAAACTATGAATATAAAATTGCTTTGCTCCTACACTATCATTCGGTGGAGATGTTGCAGGGCCTGTATGCACCACTAAGTCTGACGCATTTGATTCTTCAACTGATATGTCATAAAATATTACATCTTCTGTCTCACGAAAGACACGATGCTTTTTATAATGAACGTCACTCATTTATCGCCACTTAGTTAATGGTTTTACGTTTAAAAGTTTTTGGGTTTCGATTTCATCACTTTCATCAGGATTAGTGTGATGAGTTACTTCTTTTAAAGTTTTAAGATACTCTAAAACGTGTTCTCTAATTTCCATCAAGTCTTCATAACATCCCTGATTATATGCACATCCACGCAAATCGTGGTCAGGTTTCATAACTGACTCTGTAAAAAGGTCTAATGCTCTCTGATACTTTACAGATGCAGATTCATTACCTATTGATGCTTGATCTTTCATGGGTTTATTTTTTCTTTATATATTAATAATTATCATCTGTATAGAAGTCTGCTGTAACAGATACTACAGTAGCGTTAGGATTTCTTGCAAGTGCAACTTGTCTTGCTTCATCATAATCACGAGCATATACTGACTCATTAAATGTTTTACCTGCAACGTAGAGTTCTACTTTACATTTCATAGTTGGATTCTTCCTTTAACTATCTTTATTATATAATATCCAGTATGTTTATGCAACTCTCTTGTGTCGGTTTATTAACTGGTTGATAATCTTGTATTCTTTTCTGAATTAAGTTACCATATCCTTCATTGAGTTCACACCCAATATAATGTCGATTTAGTGACTTTGCTACTGCAGCTGTAGTACCTGCACCCATGAATGGGTCAAGTATTATATCTCCCTCTTCACTCCCTGCCTTGATGCAAGGTTCGATTAGATCAGGTGGATAAGTTGCAAAATGTGCTTCTTTATAAGGTTTAACTGTTACTGACCAGACAGATCGTTTATTCTTTGTTGGATATGATTTTGTAAGTCCCGAATGTGGTTGTAGTCCTGTTCCTTCGTTGTGATATTTTCCGTTTGTTCTGTCTCTTGTTCCCCAATCTTTTGCGGGTTCTTTGATTGCTTCATTATCGTAGTGGTATTTTCTATTTTTACTAAACAAAAATATATATTCATGCGACTTCGTACACCTATCTCGTACACTCTCTGGCATTGGATTTGGTTTATGCCAGATGATGTCTTGTCTCAGATACCATCCATCTGCTCTCATTGCGAAGGCAAAGAGCCAAGGGATTCCGATAAGGTCTTTTTCTTTGAGTCCTTCGATTCGATTTCCTCTACGAGAACACATATCTGGTAGGTCTTGTTTAGTATTTGAGACACTTTGTTTTGGTAATCCTTGTCCTTTTCCAGGTCTGTAGTTATAGTAACTATCCCCAAGATTAACCCAACAAGTTCCATCATCTGTAAGCACATTGCGAACCTCCTTGAATACGTTTACTAATTGATCTATAAATTCGTCAGGTGTTTGTTCCTGACCAATTTGATTTTCTTCTCCACCATAATCCCTAAGTCCGTAGTATGGTGGGGATGTAATACAAGTTCTTGCCTGTTCATCAAACTCTTTGAGTGTCTCTCGACAATCTCCAAATAAAATTGTATCTCTCATCGTTTTAAAAATTCATTCAAAATCCAACTACTACTATTCATCTTATCATCGCCACCAACACCCCACTCAAAGATAACTCTTTCATTCTCTGAAAATTTGCGATACTCTGGTACATTTGTGTTTACTCTGTCTCCTCCATTACAGAATACCACTTTATCATACATTTGTAAACACTTGAAGATTGCCATGTTAGATGAGTTATCCGTATCATCATAAGTGATCGTTAAATCAACTGGTTTGAGTTCCTTAACTATTGCTCTTCTCTCCTTCATCGGAAGAAAAAACTTTCCTTTCTTACGGATTAACCACTCATCAGAATTAAGACCCACACATAGAGGTGTGTGTGGATATAACTCTTTTGCATTTTTAAAGTATGCAATATGACCTGTGTGTATGGGGTCAAATCCACCTGTGACTAATACTATTGTACTCATCGTGTAATAACTGTAGTAGCTGCTTCGCCTTTGTTGAATATAGTATCAACAACTGCTTCAACCTTTCTTGCGGTTGAAATACCAACCTTAGAGTAAACAGGCACACATACAAGACCAAATACTTTGTCCTCTGCACCTTTACGAATAACTCTACCGATTGTCTGACTTATGCCTATGTAGTCCATATTACGCATAAACAATACTGCTTCAAGACCGTTGACATTGATACCCTCTGAGAGTATGCTGTGATGTAGAACTACAAATCTTTTACTGTAGTCTCTACCCCACTTATTAAGTGTATCAAAAAATTCTTCTCTTGACACTTTCTCTCCATCAATTATAGCACCTGTCTTAGATGTAATCAACATCCAACTGTATCCTCTGTGTGCAAGTTCACTCACAAAGTCTGTTCTTGATATAAGACTTACAATTTGCTTAGTTGACTTGGCACATATCAGTACTTTGTCCTTACGAATATTGTCAATCGCATTGATCATTTGCTCACAATCTCTGTCAGCAACTAACTCATCTTTCTTAAGTATTCTTGACTTATATACTTCAACCTTTGGTGGTAGAATGTAACCTGCCCTGACAAGTGTAGGTGCAGGGATTTGACATATCACACGACCATAAACCTCTGTATTGTTCATACCTGCTTTATATACTGTTCTTGTATGCTTGGGTGTTGCAGTAAAGAAGTAACAACGATGAGCATTGTTTGAGAAGTATTCAGTAGCAGGGAAAAAGTTTTTCTGTACTGAATTGTGTGCTTCATCAAAGTAGATAGTATCAACCATAATACCACTTTCTTCAATCCTGTGTAGTGAATGATAAGTTGTAAATATAATAGTTCTACTGAAGAAATTTACTAAGTTCTGTTCAACAAATCCCTGTATCTCAAGTGGATTAGTGGTGCTAAACATACCTTTGATTTTACCACTATGAACGTGCATCACATCTACATCATTGTATTTCTCATCAATGATTTCCATAAACTCTTTGCATAGTTGCTCTGCAAGTAGTATGCGTGGTGCAACGACTACAACTGTACCATAATCTTCCAACTGTTTGACAGCATCCATAATCATACAGATAGTCTTACCACCACCAGTAGGAACAATGACTTGTCCTTTGTCATTGTCTAACATTGATTGAATTGCTTGCTCTTGATGTGGTCTTAACTGCATTAGTGTTCTTTAGATATTATTAGTATAGCAATTCTGTAAGTGGATTAGGGTTATCTTGTGCCACTTTATCATCTGTCTTTAATCTTTCCTCTGCTATAGTATAATAATTACTATCCTTTTCAATACCAATAAATTCTCTGTTAGTATTCAGACAAGCAATACCAGTAGTTCCTGACCCCATACAAGGGTCAAGAATTGTATCTCCCTCATTAGAATAAGTTTTTACCAAATATTCATATAATGCTATTGGTTTTTGTGTTGGATGTAGTTTACCCTCATCTTCTGCTGTTTTGAAATATAAAACACTTCTAGGGTATCTTGTACCTTCAGTATTTTTAACGTGAACTGCTTTAGTTTGCTTTCCATACTGAATTGCATCACGAACTGCCTTACCCTTATCGTAAGGTTTGCCTACTGTCATTTGTGGATTATATGTTGGTTGTTTTTTATAAAATACAACTATATCTTCATGTGACCTCATAGGTTGTTTCTTCGCATTAAGATAACCAGTTGACTTTGATTTCTCCCACACTAAACAATACTTAAAATCTCTGTAATTAGTTGATATTAATACAGATGTAAATGGTTGAGCTGCTGTGCTTACAATTGCACAATTAGGTTTACATATAATATCAACATAATACCAGAATCTATCATAATCAATAATCTTATCCCACTCATTACGTTTCTTATTCAATGTTCCGTACGGAAAATCTGTCAATAATAAATCAACACT